TTGGAAGTTTAACAGCTTCCACTGTTTTCGGCATTTATTTGCCATATTAATTTTTAAGGAGTTTTTGTGAGCATTTATTTGCTCACATTTATTCAAACAAGTTTAATATCGATAGTTTAATTCTTTATTCGGCCAGCTATGGCCATCTTTATAGATTCAAATAGCAACCTTTACCCTTTCTTTGGGTACGACCGAGATGTCGTTAAACTATGTTAGCTCGTTCACTTTACGAATTGTGTTCGAGCAACAAATGACCCGTCATATTCTTGGGTCTTGACCGAAATGTCTTAAAACTAAGTTAGCTTATTCACTTTACGAATTGTGTTTAAGCTTCATTTTGTCCTGTACTTTAGGACTAGTCGACTCGATTGAGTCAATTAAATCGCCCCATATCTTTAGGCGTCTTTAACATTTTGCGAATTATGTTAAAGCGACGTTTTACAACCCTTCGTGAACTGCGTGTTTTTAATAAAACCTAGTTTACTTTGGTGTTTGTATTCGTCCATTACTGATGCAAGTTTTATTGACTATATTACTAGATCTAAGCTGTAATTTACAGCAAAAACCATGGTAGATGAAATCTATTATTGTAATAGATAACTACCAGATTGCCAAGTGATTGGAATCAAAACAAAACCTGAATGAGAGAGTAGTACTCTTCTCATCAGTTGCTTATTAGCAAGAATTTGAAGTTCATTTTGAGAGCAATTTAACATTTGATAACAAGTTTTCCCAGCTTTAAATGTAAATTAATTTCCTATTCTAATAATGAAGTGAGGTACTAAGGTGCAATCTTAATCCGTTTTCACACTATGTGAACTACGGTCCGGACCACTTTTGAGTATATATCAAACTTACTGACATTTAGATAACATGGATTTTGATGAGTATTTTAAGTTAAGTATAACCTTATCATTTCCCTTACTTTGTATTCCATATCGATGTTCTTTCAAATTCCCGAGATTTTCTATTTTGTGGGTGGTTACGAACGTATTTATACTAGTAAGAGCCACCGTAGGCGCTACAGCCGGCCTCTTGGTAAAATCGGTTGAGAGTATTGTCTCCCTATTTAGTTAGGTTTGAGCGCTTTCTTTGTGAAGAAAAAGGCGTTTTCTTCTCACCGTATAGCCTTGGGGCACTCGATTGAACAAACTCCCCTACGGAGTTTGTTCTTTTGAGTCACATAAATTTTGAGACTCAGAGGAACAAACTATGCAGACCGAATCTGCACCCTTGTCTTCGGACACCAAGACTGATCAGTCTATAAATGGTAATTCTACACAAAAATTAGCGGATCCTACGGGAAATTCTACTTTTTGTTGTCCCGTTAAAGTAAAGGACCCAAATGGGAAATCCTTCACTTGCGAGGCTGTCATGGATCCTAGGAAGAAAGGATCATGGCGCGATTGGTTCAGTTTTGAGCCGGATGAAAATGATCATCCACCCGATCCCCCTGCTGGTGAAAATACACCCCAGCATGAACAACTCAAGTCGGCAACTACAGGTTTAGATTATTTGGATATGACATCCAATTTCATAAAGGACCTAGGTGCATTTGGCAAGATTCCTGTGAGTGATAAACTCATCAAAGAAGTCGAAGGGCTATTAATTTTGACATTAACCGTGCAAGGTTGTCAGGATTATGTCTCTATATGTGCTGCAATTCTTTTGTATGCGCGAAATTTCTTTGATAGTTCAATTGTATCTCAGATACGGAACTACTTGCATGATCTATTTGGAATAACCCCTCAAGATGGGGAAGAAACTACTAAAGCAACACCTTCGTGGTTACAAATGATGCGTGATGCACGCAATAATTGGACACTATGTAAGGATAATTTGTTGTTTGAAAATTTTTCCAAATTGCTTGGGTTGTTGGTCGCACTTGGCATGTGTAATGCCTCAAATTGTACTTTCAGTATCAAAGAGTACAAGATGTTTGAACCCGATGTTAAAATCATTCATGGATCAGCATTTGAAATCATTGATGCTATGTTCGCAACTGTTACATTTTTCGTTGAATCAATGTATGCGAGCTTTCAGGCGGGGAGCCTAAAACCATTTCTGGTCTCAGATTCAGAAGCATTGAAGCTTGATGAAGAGTATAGTACTTTGCAGAGTTGGTGGGTTCTCGTCAAAAATGGCAACTTGTATAGAGTTGTCGGCGTTGAAGACCAAGAATTTGATGATCGATTGGAAAGTCTATTGTCTGATATGAAACGATTATTGAAATCTGCCAAAGGATTGGAGAAGAAGTTGCTTTCTGACAAGATATCAAAACTGATAGTCTTGAAAAATGACTACATTACATTCAAAATTTCCAATGGAATCAGGAAATCACCATTCGCTATGGAGTTCTATGGTGAGAGTGCGCAAGGTAAAACTACGTGCTCTGACCAAATGATAGATGCTTTATTGGCTAGTGCTGGTTTACCAACAGGCAAGGAATACCGTGCTGCGGTGAACCCTGGAGATAGATTCCAATCTAACTGGACAACTAAGAAATCTGTGATGATTATTGATGATCTTGGTAATTCGAAGGCCCAGTTCTGCACAGCTCCACCCACACAGTCTATTATTGATGTGTGTAACAACCAGATGTATTATGCTAACATGGCAGACCTCGATTCAAAAGGCAAAGTTTTTATAGAGCCTACGATAGTGAGCGTCACTACAAATGTTAAGCATTTGGATGCAGGGACATACTCTAATTGTCCGTATTCTGTTCAAAGAAGAATGCATGTTGTCATAACTGTTTTCGCCAAGAGAGAATTCCAATTTATGTTGGATGGTAAGCCTCAAGGCCTTGACACAAGCAAGATAGCGAAATTCAAGAAAACATTGCGGCGTAAGCCAGTTTTTGATGATATTTGGGAACTCACGCTTGAAAAAGCAGTTTGCCCGGATAAAATGCGATATGTGGCAGAATATGCACCAATAGAATGGAATGGAAGAAAGATGATTCGAGTGTCATTCCGTGATGCAATCCAGTACATGATTGAGCGATTTCATGACCATCGTGGTGGTCAACAGTCGATGTTGGATGATTTAGAGGTTCGAAAGAACATCGAATTATGTCCACATCCGTACTGTAACAATATAAGAGATTATTGTTCGCCACATGATGCTCAGTATCCTCGAGAAGATGATGATGAGCGAGAGGCGGAAGTTGAGGAACTTGAAAAACAGTTTGGAGATGAGATCATTGAAGGTGCTACTAAAGCGACTGATATCGTTATAGGTAGGATCAAGAGAGATCTCTTTGGAATAGACAGATTTGTCGAAGGAGCCACATCGTTGGCCCTATTGGCTTCAGCACGTTTATTTGCCCGACATTGGGATTGGGTGAAAATAGTTCCCACACCGTGGCTTCACAATGATATGTTCCAGAAATGTCTTATGCTAGGTGATAGCAAGAAGATTAGACGGAACTATATCTCCAATACGATCCTGAATTGGGGTCTTGGAGTAGGTTGTGTAGGACTATTTCACCGCCAAACACGCAATACTGCCCGTTCAGGGTGGTTGGCCTTTGGAATTACAGGAATATGTTTAGCTAGACAAAAACTGATGGTTAAGATTGTGATGAACAACTACCGTAAGGAGTTGTTAGACCGCAACATTGTCCACGATAGTGTCAAAACATGGCGAGATGAAAATGCTGGCTCTGTTATTAAGGCCGCTGGAATAGTGAGTGCAATCTTCGCACTTGCGAAACTATATCGAAGGTGGCGATCTTTAAATCCGCAAGGCTCTTTGGAGCCAAAAACGCAAGCAGAAATCGATAAAAGAGACTCGGAGGAAAATCCGTGGGTTTGTATGGTGAAACGACCTTTACCCATTAGTCAAAAGTCGTATTGCACACCAAATGAACATCTTAATGCCAAGATAGATACGAACTTACTCTATGGCACAGTGATAGCGGGAGACCGTAAGCTGATGGTGAATGGTTTGTTTTTGCGTTCGCAACTTGTGGTTATTCCATACCACTACTTTGAAACAGACACTCTAGATGTAACATTTTACAAGAAGGACCCTGATAAATCAGGCGGACATTTTGCAACTAGACTTTGCAAAACAGCATCTTATAGAATCCCTAATACGGATTTGTGTTTGTGCTATAGCGCTACTGGAGGCTCATTTAATAATCTGTCCGCGTATTTGCCTACTGGAAATATGCCCTCACATGAGTTTGTCATGATGTGGAGAGCTAAAGATGGTGTGCTAACAAGGGCTCAAGGATTGGCTAAACCATGTGTCACGTCCAATGGAATTTGCGATTTTGTAGGAGGCACCTATGATAATTTGTCTATGAATACGTTCAAAGGCTTGTGTGGTGCACCGATAGTTGCACAGGGTAAGGCTTCATGTCTATCTGGAATCCATTTGGGAGGCCGAACAGGAACCAATCATGGATGTTATGGTCTGATAACTTTGGACAATATGGTGGATGCTATGACACATTTGCGACCAGTTGAAGGAGTAATCTTTTCTGGGGATGCAGATGACTTCGAGAAACAGAATCTTGGAGTTGAGATTGTCAATGATTTGCCTATGAACCCTAAGAGTCCTTTGAATTATTTACCAGAGGATTCTCAAATAGTATACCATGGTTCCTGTCCAGGAGCAACAACGAATCGGTCTGATGTCAAAGTCACACCTATCAGTGCTGCTGTACTGGATGTTACAGGATATCCAAATGTGTACTGTGGACCAAAATTCAGTCCTCCTTATTTCGGATGGCAATCCAATTTGGCAAATATTGCCGTTCCAGCACATTCATACCCCCATCATATATTGGCACGGGCGGTGACTGATTATAAATCGGCACTGCTATTACTTTACAAAAGTCCTCTTTGGTGTGATGCCAGACCATTGACTGAACAAGAAAATATGGTTGGTATCCCAGGGAAGAAATTTATGGATGGCATAAAGCTCAATACAGCGATTGGGTTTCCGTTGTTGGGCCCCAAAAGAAAGTATGTCGAAGAATCTATTGACGGAGACGGTAATAGAAGGATTGTCTTCGATGAAATTATACGAGACGAAATCAAACGTTGTGAAGATTGCTATCGTAGGGGTGTGAGGGCTAACACCATTGCTAAAGCCTGTAAAAAGGATGAGATATTGGCGAAACCAAAATGCCGTATCTTCTTTAGTAATCCCATTGCATTGACGTTTTTGTTACGGAAGTACTATTTACCCGTGATGAGAGTCATGCAAATGAATCCACTCGTGGCAGAGTGTGCCGTAGGAATTAATAGCCACGGCCCTGAATGGCAAGAAATGCACGATCACACCTTTAAGTTTGGTAAAGACAGACTAATAGGTGGAGATTATGGTAAGTATGATCAGAAATTACCGTCACAATTAATATTTGCCGCTTTCCGTATTTTGATTGATTTTGCAAAGGAGTGTAATTACTCGCAAGAAGATATTGATATAATGGAAGCAATGACAGCAGATGTTGTGTTCGCGTACATCGCGTATAACGGTGATCTGATTGGACTTATAGAAGGAGCCCATATATCTGGTAATTCAATAACAGTGATTGTCAATGGCTTGTGTGGTAGCTTGAACCTACGTGTTTATTTCTACACAGACCCAGAACATTGGGACGAAGACTTTAGAGAAAATGTTGCTTTGTTGACATATGGGGATGATAATGTTGGTTCTGTAAATAAGAAAACCAAGAATTTCACGATCAAAGGTGCTTCAGAGTTTCTAGCCACATATGGTCAGACTTACACCATGCCTGATAAGGAAAGTGAGTTGGTGGATTTCCTACCACCTGAGGATTTTGAATTCCTCAAAAGGAAAAGCATTTACTGCCCGAAGAAGGAGGTACATGTTGGTGCATTAGTGGATAAATCCATTTTTAAAATGCTTCACATGTATATGCGTCCTAAGGGAGCAGTGAATACCCCTGAGTACGCGTGTGCGCTGAATATTGATACAGCGCTGCGTGAGTGGGCCAATCATGGTGAGAGCGTGTATGAGATGCGTCGTCTACAAATGCAACAAGTTGCTAGGGAGACAGGTATAACTCATCTGTGCACTCAATTGGTAGTCACTTATGGAGACTCCGTTCTTGAATGGAAAGAAAAGTATTTAGGAGACCAAATAGGAAATGGTGACAAAGTGTGTCACAGGTATGCAATATTGCCTGAGACATTCGATTGCCAAACCTAGCATGCCATTGGGGCCAGTGTCAACCCCTTTTAAAATGACATGAGCAGTTTTAAATCTGCTTTCGGAGATAAGCAAAATTACGCACATTTTTGGATACCATATGTAAATAAATTAGGAAAAGGAAAGTTGCCTTAAATGCTAAAGGCTTTAATGTGTGGACTTAGCGGTTTTCACCGCGATTTTGTCAGTCAACAAAACTTCCCAACTGATTCACTGAGTGAGGAATCAGAATTTTGTATATCACTTACTACAACTAAATGTAAAATAGGAGTCAAACCAGTAAGGGAACTGGTTGGCTTTGTAAATATAAACAAAATCCCAAAACTCATCAAACCTGGAAATGTGTTTGATGATGTGCATTGGTTTGGAATGAACCATTGCACAGATTGCAATTTGATAGACACGTATTGTACGTGTGTCTACGAAATGCAGTCAGGAACTCCTGACGACACTGTCGTCACCACTGATTCCAAAGATTTGATTTCTCAGAATGTAGAATTTACGGATCAAGTGGAACCATACATGCTGGAGATACTTTCTACTGTTGATCCAACTCGAAAATTGCAGGATGCGCATGATGCAGAGCTAGGCAATTTCTTTTCACGACCTATTAAGATATATGATTCTTCGTGGGCCACTTCAACAGTTATGTCATGGAGCATTGATCCATGGGAATTGTTTTGGAGTGATCCTAAGAATAAAGCTCGTATAGCAAATTTTGCTTTGGCGAGGTGTACTTTGAAGATCAAGATTATTATTAATGGAAATGCTTTCATGTATGGTCGCGCAATGGTAGGGTATCAACCTTTCCCTTACAAAGATGATTTATCAACCTTTTCTGCATTGGAAGAGAGAGATTTAGTGCAGTTATCACAGCTGCCACACATTTTTCTTGACCCATGTACGTCACAAGGTGGTGAGATGACCTTACCATTCTTTTGGCATGCCAATTACATAGACGTTTCAGGAGGAGAATGGGGTGATCTCGGTGCATTGCATTGTCGAACCATGAACATGTTGAAGCATGCCAATGGCGCGACTGATATTGTCACAACGAGTGTATTTGCGTGGGCTGAAGATGTGGAACTGAGTGTTCTAACTAGTCTTGAGCCTCAATCTGGAGAAGAGATTGATGAAGCTAATGCTAAAGGTGTGATTAGTGGTCCGGCCACTGCTCTCTCAGCTTGGTCCGCACATATGGTCAAGGTACCATATATAGGACCCTTTGCAATGGCTACGTCTATTGCTGCTGGAGCAACTGCCCAAATAGCACGATTGTTTGGATATAGTAGGCCAACAGTAACAAAAACCCCAGACCAATTTAGACCCATAGCGATGAGTTCACTTGCTGTAACAAATGTTCCAGACAACTGTCAAAAGTTGTCTGTCGATCATAAGCAAGAGTTGAGTATAGATCCGCGTATTGCCGGACTGGGGGGAGTGGATCCCCTCAATATCCGCGAAATAGCGAAAAGAGAATCTTATCTCACTCAATTTCAATGGAGTCGTGGAACAACACCCGAAACCATGTTATGGAATTCCAGGGTTTCTCCTGTTTTATGGAGACAAGGACCTGACCTTACGAGTTCATACCATTTTCCTGCTTGTGCTTTTGCTGCGTTACCCTTCAAATATTGGACAGGGACTATGAAATTTAGGTTTCAAATAGTCTGTTCAGGATATCATAAAGGTCGACTGAAATTTGTGTATGACCCCAAGTATTTGAAGACAAACAACTATAATACCAATTATTTGCATATTGTTGACATCTCAGAAGAACAAGATTTTACAATTGAGATAGGGCAAGGAAGGCACAATAATATAGTTCGCCATCATCAACCTGGAATTGATACAGAACCAAACTTGTTCAAGACAATACCTTTTACTGCAGAGGAAACAGGTAATGGTGTCATAGGAGTTTATGTTGTGAATGAACTTACCGTTCCCAATAGTATTGTAGACAATGACATTTCGATCAATGTCTATGTGTCTATGGGAGATGACTTTGAAGTGTTTGTGCCTGATGATTGGTTACAGCATTTTGTTTGTAAACCACCAGGTATACCAATACCACCTGAGGCTCCAATGGAACCCCAGTCTGGTATTGCCCATGATCAACAGGACACCAAAGAGCCAAGTGCACCACAACAAAATATGTCTATGAAATTAGGACCGGGTAGATCCGAACATCCTGATTTACATAAGGTTTTCTTTGGTGAATCGATTGTGACGTTGAGAACTTTATTGAAACGTTATAATTTGTGGACTTGTACTGGTACTGCCTCGAATGGTAAGATTTTACGTGGAAGAAATCCCACTTTTCCATATCTTCGGGGAGCTGTTCCAGGCGCTGTGGATCGCACAGCAGACAATGTAGCGTATAATTACAGTAACACTGTTATGTTACATTGGGTTCGGCTAGCTTTCCAAGGTTGGAGAGGTACAATTCGGTATAAATTTGTACCTCGGGGTATGTATGGGCATCACAATGTCCATGGTACTGTTCAGCGAGCCCCATGGAATTATGGAGGTGAGAATTATCAGCGTGAAGTAACAGGTTACCCCACTTACCCCACGATCGATGGTATGCGTTTAAACACGGTTATGGCATCGTCACCCAATGGTACACCAGTGAGTACCAGTCCATTTTCAGGAATGTTGGGCTCGTTAGTTACTATAGGAAATTTAAATGCTATTTTAGAATTTGAATTACCTTGGTATTCTCAATGGCGATTTGAACCTGGGAAACCAGTAAATTATACGAGTTCTATGCGTGAAACCGCACCGTATGATTTTAGGTTTGAATATACGACGGGTGTTGTTGCTAACAACACTACAGATATGTATGTAGCCGCTGGTGAAGATTTTCAAGTGTATTTCTTTACCGGTTTACCTCGTATGTATTATGAAGCCCAACCACCTAACGCTGGATAGAGAAGCTTATCTCTTTAAATAAGCAACACCTCTCTGTAGCCGAGAGGTCTGACTAAATGTCTAAGACTGAGCTACGCCGTTTTCAATAACAATTTGTTATTGTAACCTGGAATTTTCCCTCTAAAGGAAATTACACATGGCGTGAGCTGTGTGTAACTTCATTAAGAGGTTTCAAGGGTTACAATTTTCAAAGGCGAGCCAGCGGGTTCAAGTGTTTGCGCACTAGGAATCTATGAGTCTTCCCCGGCATAACGGGGGGGAGACGCCTTGGCTAACTCCGC